CTGGGTTCCACTTTTCACTACGTCTGCAAATGCTCCTGCAACAGTTGTTAGGGAGATCATTGCATGATTGGCTTGAACTCCGTAACATGCGCCATTGAAGTTTACAAACTTCCAATTGTCTGCTGTTGGGGTCGTAATAGTTCCGCTAATATCAACTACAGACGAACCGGACAGCTTATAAATCTTATTGCCAGCAGCGAAGATGGTGATGGAATTACCACTATTGTCTGTGTATTCATGCCCAGAACGGACTACATCTGTGAACGTAGTTGCGTTTGAATAGGTGTAGCCTTTGCGTGATGTGATTCTCCCGGATTCGTCAATAACGCACTCAAGGGCTTCAGTAGCCCATCCTGGCTCAAGGATAGAGCCTTCTCGCTGCTTATTAAGGCCATAAAAGCCAGGGGCAGCGATGGCTCTTCGGACACGTTATAGCTATCAATAGCAATTGCATCAGAAAGAGCATTCATATAATTATTCATTGATTCTGCGTACATGGTAGAACCATCTTCACCACGCTCTGAAACAGCTTTGGCATATGCTCCAAGTACAACGGGCATGTAGGGAACGGTCAGAGTATCGGTGTCTGCGCTCAGGTCGGTCTGAGGAATCACCATATTAAAGTTGAGATAATCAGTGGAATTGGGGATAGGCCATACGTTTACATTAGGGTCACCACCGCTCGTACCATTGATATCGTAGAATTCAGGATGACCTGTCTGTACAGTTCCAGTGGTCAGGAACAACCTGTTCATGAACCCATAGGGAACCCTCTGCATTTGAAAATCTTCAGTATCATTCAACACCTGAAGAATTCTAAATCGAGTCCCTGCGCCGGTCAGGGTGTACTCAAACGTACCTGACACACATGCAAAACGTATAGTGGAGCGAAGCTGAATCCAGTTCCACGCATCCTCTACTTCACGCTTAGCCTCGTTGACGAAATCTCCCACCAGCTTTGAATATGCTGTTTCATCAACGGATGTTACTTCTTCTTCACGGAGTCTACGCAACACCGCATTAACAATTTGGAGATAGGTCACGGATTACTCCTTGCGAGGACGACCGGGTTTTTTCTTCTCCTGTTGGACTACAGGCTCTTGTTTCTTTTCTGGGAATACTTCAATCCATTGCTTCTGTTTACGAAAGACTTGATTTGCCCGGTCTTCGCTAACTTCCATAGCTCTTGCCATATCGGGCTTATTGCTGTATATTTGCTTATCGTCTTTTACTTCGTAGATGTTAGGGGCAAAGAAAGGCATTGCTTATCCTTATTAAAAGACCCTCCCCGAAGGGAGGGCATAAATTAACGGTACATACGACCAATCACCACTCGCCAAGTGGAGGTAGCAAGGTCGAGTGCGCCTGCTGCGTTAAGGTTGGAAATACGGATACTCAGTGTATTTGCGGCAGATACATATATCTCAACATCACCATCAATAGTGAGGTCTACGCCCGCTGACCATGCAACTACCATATCACCAAGAGCGATGCCAGGAATGGTAAAGGTTGCAATATCCTCTGCGCCTGCTGCAATTGAGGCTGGGTCTACCGTGAGGGTAGCATTCCACATATCCTCAAACATACCCTGAAATTGTTTTTCACCGCGTTCTACCGCGATTACGCTTGCTGCTGTAAAAGCCATTTGTTCCTCCTAAATTAGTTAAAGAGAGGAGGGGTCGAAACCCCTCCAATCAGATTAGGCCGGGACAACGAAGGCAAGAGCAGCGTAGTCACGCAGTTCGCCAACACCGTAGATGGTGTCCGAAGTAACCAGAGTACCCAGGTATTCCTGCTTGTACTGGTTCTGAGTACGAATACCCATCTGCTCGGCAAGGGCCATAGCGTCACGATGGATAATCATACCAGCACGGTACTTGGTGTCGGTCGGAGAGCCAGTGGACCAGTCAACAGTCAGGCCAAACTCGTCAACATAAGCAGCACCAGTCGGGGCAGCAGACGAGAAGGTTACAGACTGGGTGTTGGTAACACTGTTGGTGTGAATCCACGGACAGTTGGTGGAGGTATAAACCTCTACGCCATACAGGTTGCCAAGGCGGCCAGTCTTGATGGTCATTCCGTCACCAACAAATGCCTGCTCGGTGAATCGGCTGATACCACGCAGAACATTGGCCTCTACAGGCGGAATGACAATGGAGAGTTCCATTGCATCAATATCCTGGTCTTCAAGGGTCTGGATCATCTTACGAAGACCAGCATCCGTCAGGGCAGTACCATTACCGCTAGAAGCACCGCTAAAGTTGGTAACACCGTCGCCACCGATTACAGCCTTCTCGTAGAGATCGGTTGCAGCAGCAATAGTACCACCATTGAAGCCAGCACCCAGCAGATGCAGGTCTTGGTCTACTCGCTTAGCCAGGGCATAGCCAGCATCGCTAGTATAGAACTGACGCATGGAGGCAAGTGCCTGAAGCTCAGCAATGTCTTCGTACAGCTTTGAATATTCGTAATGTTTGTTAATTACGATATCCTTCAGCGATGCAGTATCAGCAATCAGAGTTACCTGAGTGCTAGCTGCCTTGGACGATGCGTTACCACGAGCCGGAACCGGGATGTGGAGAGTGTCGCCCTTCTTACCCGCAAACGGAATCTTGGTGACAAGATTACGCATAACGGTTTTAGTTTGGTAAGTAGCAAGTACCTCATTACTCCAAATTTCCTAACAGCTTTTCGGCTGTCTCGACTATAGCATCCCAAGAATCACTTCCTGAGCCTGTTCACTTAGTCTGTGCGGGTCACGCTTCATTAGCTTCAGCTCTTCTCTGCAAGCGTCTAGGCATTCTTGCCTGATGTGCTTACCCTTTAAGTTTGTCTCCATCCAAAGACAAAACCGAGCTTGTTCCTTTTTCAGGATCAGGCTGTTGACAATATTACGAAGGACGGGGGTTGCTTGCTTGTATCCTGCAAGCTCCCAACTTGTAGAGCTGTTCCAATTTTCATTAGTAGACTCTCTTCCACAAAGATGCCCACCAAGATTCAATTGAAGCATTTCAAGTAATGTTTTGGCTACGTTTGACATTCCAATCCGCAATCTAGGGCGGATATAGAACTTATCGTTAACCTTAGTTACTTGAACGTCTATACAACCTTCACCGTCAACAAGTCCGGCTAAATACTTCCAACTTACTCGCTTCATACATCTCCGATGTGAACTGCGTTTTGGTTATTTCGTGTTCCCTCTGATTAGGCTTACGCCCTCCCAGTTATTCAGAACAGGTTTTACATCCCCAAAATTTAATGGCTAGGGATAAAGTTAGCAGAGGTAGTCGTAGTTGTGTGATTTGTGCCAAGTGCCATGTGTTGCTCCTATTTAATCGTAACCTAATTTAACGTACACGGCCTTCAGCGTATGCCTTAACAAGCTCTGCTTGGAATGCTGGATCGTTGTATTTTTCACGGTTGTACTTAATCATGTTCATCAGTTCATCACGTTTGAAGATTTTCTTTGACGACTGACCAGTACTGCCCTTTTCCACGGTTGCTGCTTTAAGAGCTTTTTCACGTGCCGCTTTCTGCTCTCCCTTGGCCTCTGCAATCTTTGTCGAATAGATTTCTTTATACAGGTCCAAAAGTTCTGCTCCAGCTTGATAGTCATAACTCGCATTCGCCTCTTGAAAGATTTTAGTGCGCATAGGCGAGGAAGTGACCCAAGACTGGAATTGCGGATTATTCACAACGTCCATCCAATCAGGATGTTTGTTCTCAAAGGCTTGCTTGGCTTTTGCTCTCTCTTCGTTGATAAGCCGTTCTTCAAGCTGTTTGAGACGTGGATTGTTCTCCACTGCACTGCTGATAGCCTTCTCTGGGTCTTCAAGTAGATCGTCTACTTCAAGTTTCTTCTTAGCGGGGATACCGCCAGTATTGAGTTCCAGGTTTTGTTTGATAATCTCATCGGCTAGACGACGAAGTTCACCCACTTCATTACTCTTCCTACCAAACTCTTGTTCGAGTGAGGTATAGGATTTGATAATGTCCTTTAGTCCCTTTCCTCGGAATTTCTCAGGGATGTCAAGATCGGGTTCTTCTACAGGCTCAATGGGTTCCTCTACGGGTTCCTGCGGTTCTTCTGGAACTACAGCCCCAAGTTCATCCAAATTGCCAAACTCCTCGCCTTCGCCAAGAGTGATATCATTTTCCTGCTCAAGAATGGTTGCCATTTATTCCGCCTTATTAAACAAGGTTAGGGTTAAATAAAAGTTGTAGGGGTTATTCATTAACGTGTCCTACGGGGTTTGTGACGATTTACCCAGCGGTCAGAATTAACATCAATCCTGAGCCAAGGAGTAGCCATCACTCGTTCAGCTAGCTTTCCGCATGAACATTCTTTCTGTCGTTCGTCCATCCGGGCTAGTGCTTCAAATTTATTTCCGCATTCGCAACTGAAGTCATACATCGGCATCGTTTTCGATCTGCTCCAGAACTGCTCTTGTATAAAGTTCAAATCCTTCGATTTGTCGGAGTTTAAAAATCTCTCCTCGCCTAAACTGCCATTGCTCGTTACTGAGGCATTGATCCGGGGACAGCTCCACCGCCTGCTTGAGCGACTCCTTGATTTCCTCCTGGAACGCTTTCCATCCCCGGCTGTTGAACATTTCCAACAAATCTGCGAACTTCTGTTCTTCCTGCTTGTCCATAGTACCTCTCTGATTCCGCTTGCAAAGCGTCAGTCATTGCTTTATATTTGTCTAATTGCGACCCTAGCTTTTCGGCATCAGCCTTGGCCAAGGACAGCATAATGTCAGCTTCATCTTTCGCGGTCTGGGTAACAGCCTTCTGAGCCTCCAGAGTAACGCGAGCGATTTCAGCTCTTGCCCGAAGCAGTTCCACTTGAATACGTGCTGCTTCATTCTGGGCCTTGATTGCCATTTCCTGCATCTTGATCTGGTCAGCAGGGGTAGGTTGGGGTGGTGGCGGGTTAAGCGAGGCTTGCATCATTTGCTCAATGATTGCCACCATTTCATCTCGATTAGAGATAGAGCTATTTTCGTAGATAGACCTTAGTAACATCCAGAAAGCTGGGGATTCTGCTGGCACAGTGGCCAATAGTCCTGATAGTTGCTGCTGTTCAAGCTCACGTGCCATGATTCCAAGAGTGGAGTGGACAGTAAACTTAACATCGACTACCGGATAGCGATCTGAATCAAACTGGATATATCGCCAAGCTGCCTTGTGGATGAGCGGACTTGTAAAGTTCCGTTCAATATTTGCCAAGGTTCTCTTAGAGCGTTTAATCGCCCCACCAAGCATCATGGACATACCCGATGCTGTGGAGTTACGTGGGTTGATACTTACGGGAGTAGCAGAATCCATGCTGCCAGTTCCCATCTGGATCATGCGCTCCAGTTCTCCCGACTGGGCAAAGGTAGCCTGATTGACAGTCCCGAAGTTAAAGGGCATCAGGATTGTACGAGGATCGCCATTGGTGAGAATAGTCCGACCCGGTTTAACGCTTAGATCACCTCCTCGCGGAATCCTAGTGGCATCCATAGCCATCATCGGATGGATAGCGAGTGCCATAGCATCCATACGGCCTCGTAGTTCGCCGTCCAGGGCCTTCTGAGGGTTATATCCCTTCTCTGCTACACCACGGCCCCAGAAGCGATTTGGTACGGTATCGTGCTGATAGGCAATGAAGCACCTATCCTTCATCATATACGGGTTTTCTACTGCTTTGAGGAGAACCCCATCATTTGCAATGGTTACGATAGCTTCTACGAGGTCATCATCTTCTTCCTCAAAGTCGCTTTCGCCTTCGTCCTCAGTTTCCCCCATGTCGTCTTCATCCCCCTGTTCCATATAACCAGGGAGCAAGCGAGAAGGGATAAGGCCATGATACTCAGTGAGTTTAACCTTATCAGATGCGTTAACAGGCTTATTTTCACCCCGCGAATAAGTGTCTTCGTCATCGGGATATTTACCTAAATCAACATCTTTGTAGACCCCGCTCTCCTGCTTTGCCAAAACAGTGTGGCGAGGAACCACCATTTCATGAGCACAGAAGAGGGCATCATTTACAGTCTTTGCGGATGGGTCAATTACAAACTCATCTGGAGGGATTGGGACAAGCGAAACCTGGAACTTCTTGGTTACAGAAGCGTAAGGTTCATTAATCCCCTCCATTCCACCGATAGGAATAGCTTCGATGGTGTAATCATCAATTTCCTCTACCGCAATCTTGCCAATACCAGTGCCGTAAAGAGCACCATTAAGAAATACTTCAGATATGGCAGAAGGAACGCCAGCGTCATTCAAATCCTCCAGCATCAGGGTGCGGAAAATCGAAATATCTTTCTTCTGGTTGTCTGCTACGTCATCAGATACGTCAAACCACTGCCCCCGACCAAAGGTGGCTTCTTCAAGTTCAGCTACAGCAGCTTCAACAGCCTGTTGGAGAGCTGGAGAGATAAGTTTGGAGCGCTCAGAATTACGGGTTTTGTCTTCTTCGGCCCAAATACCGCGCCACAATCGGTAATATTCGTTCCAGCGCTCTTTAAAATTGCTGTCACGATAGTCACGACCATCACGAACATGGCTAACGACCCAATCTACAAGCTCATCTTCCTTGCGATTGAAGCCATATCCATCTTCAGACTCGTTTTCTGCTGGGTAATCCAGAATTTGTGCCATTTATATACCTTAATAGCCTGCCACTTCGTCAAAAGGTTCCCAATCATTGAAAATAACGTCTTGGGAGTACGCCACAGCGCTGATTTGGTCTATATATGCAAGAGCATCTATCAAATCGTCATGTGACATAGGGTTAGGGAAGTCCAAAAGCTGTGTTTCAAGATCCCTAAGCCACGGTGCATTCTTCTTAAACACTATCTTTCCATGCTGGAATCGGCCCTGAAGTGCCCACATAATGCGTTCAGTCTTCTTCTTACCCCCGTGGGTAAGCTCCTCGATACGGGGATATACGCCAATGCGTCGCATCTGGTCTTCCAAGTAGGGCATGATGGCATTCTTTAGGCTGCCTTTCTCGATGCCTACAGCGGTTGCGTGATACTTCTGAGCCGTTCTGATAAGCTGAATAGAAGCCTCTCGAATACCCCAACGACCATGAACAATATCGTGTACAAACCACCCGCTAGGGCCAACTTCAACAACAGCGATTGCGTGCTCGTCCAGCTTCTTCAGGTTGGACTTTACTCGCCCATCCCCATCATCATATCCAGCAGGGTCGTAGGCTAAGTAGATGCTTCCTGGCTCTGCTGGCTCCTCTGCATAAAGGAACTCATCGGGCTTGAATGCTCCGCCCCCCGACGCATCAAAGGAGGCTTCAAATTCTTGTCGGAAGGCATCTAAGGACATTACCTTCCTTGCTTCCTCTACTTCCCCGTTGTGGATAACTGGATTATCTGTGGTCTTGTAGAGGAATCCTTGCCAATCTGGAAAATCTTCATCGTTCCCTTGTTTCCAGAGGTCGTAGAAATGGTTCTTACCATCTGGCGTACCAATGAACAAAGCCCTACCCCGAACATCTGCCAAGGTAGGGCGTATAATCAAGTCCCAAACCTCTGGCTTCATAAATGCGAACTCGTCCATAACGACGAAGCTCACGCCAACCCCTCGTAGTGTGTCAGGTCTATCCGACCCTTTTAGTTTTATCGTCCGGCCATTTACCAGACGGAGGGAGGCAGTGTTCTCGTGGGTAGATTCAATTACATCTTTGCCCAAGTCTTTAATCAGATTCCACATAATGTCCTTGGCCTGATTAAATGTCGGGGCTACGTACCATACTTCCTTGTTCGTTATATCTATGCCATGCTCATTTGTGGTAGTGAGTCCATGGATAAGAAGCTCAACGGCAGATAGGAAAGACTTGCCAAAACGTCTTCCAGCGGCTACAACCCTGAATCGGGCCTTGCTCTGAAAGACCTCTAGCTGCCTCTTGTGGAGATTGAAATTAAGCTCTGCCATTTGGCTTTTGTTTTCCTGTAAAGGGCTTTAGCCTTGCGCTGAATCTGACGTTTTTCGGCCCACCAATCTACTGCGATAAGGCAGATAATGATGAGAACAGATGTATTAAGCATCTTCTATCCATCCTGACCATGAAGCTGTGAGAGTTGACCCCTTATCCACTGTTGCAAACATAGTTACAATTCTGTTTTGGTTTACTGGGAATGGTGTTCTTACAGTCTGTGTTACAGCATTGTCCTGAAGGGCAACTTGGTTATAGGGAAGGTATATGCCCGCTGTGGTATAGTCGTGATCTGCTATTTCAGTTTTTGCTATGTATATTCTACAGTCCGCTGCGGCTGTCCCGCTGCTAGATCCGCCAGCCATATCTGTTATATAAAGTGTTTTCCCATTAGGAACATATCTGGATGCAGAGGAACATCTGACCTTCCCTGCTGGTAGATATGAATAAACCACCCCCCCTGATGTTACAGATATGTCACCTGCTGCAACTCCTCCACTCCCTATAGCATTGGCATGTACGCACTGAATGAACTTGGCAGTTACTCCAACTACTACTGGAGTAATACCGTTCATGGTTGCATAGACTTCCTGCTCATCCCCGTTTACGTCAATGTAATGTATCTCTACCTGCTGTATTCCTGTTCCGCCAGAAGTATCATCAGCAGATGTAGAAACTACAGATATTGCAACCCCTGTAGAACTATAAGGCTGCCTAGTAGTTGGTCCAGGCCAAACCATCCAATCTGTTATTGCTCCAGCGGTTACTAGCTCTCCAAAGGCACCAAACAGCTGTGCTCCTGGAACATTCCCTCTAGCGACTTCAGTGACATATGTATCAATGTCATGCTTGAACTCGGGGT